CGGGACAAGAATGAGAAGCGCTTACTGCAAACTCGAGTTATGAAATTGCAAGAGTGGCGCCTCGAATTCATCCAATATTCCGTTGCTGGAGGATTACGAGAGTCCCCGTATTCTATCTATTTGGTTGGAGATCCTGGAATTGGTAAGTCAATGATGACCCAAGTGCTTGTGGAAGTTGTTCTGCAGGCCAATGGCATCAATTATACTTCCAAACAAATCGCAACAGTCAACCCTGGCGATAAATTTGCGTCAACTGTGCGTAATGACACCCTTGTTGTAATTCTTGATGATTTCGGCAACTTTGTTCTCGAGTATGAGACGGAGAACCCGCTGAAGTATATTATTGAGATTTGTAACAATGTCATATCGTACGTTCCCAAAGCTGATGTAAATGAAAAAGGGAAGGTTGTATGGCGACCGAAGATGGTTGTGACCACATCCAACATGGACAATTTACTTTTTAACAAGTTATCGAATGCCCCTGCCTCTGCGAAAAGACGTGGTATACGAATGAAACCGTATCTGAAGAAGAAATTCTCTCACTATGGACGATTTTGTACCCAAGTCTATCGCGAGATCATGGGAGTAGAAGATATCCCCTCCGTTCCCGACGTTTATGAGATTGATATTCAGGAATGGGGTAATGATAAATGGGAATTCTTTAACTTTAAAGGAGGTAAAACCGAAAAGATTTCTTATGCCGAAGCATTGGAGTTTCACATCTCTAAATCTCGTGAGCACTTTTCCGAGCAGAAAGATTATGTGAAAAATCATGGTAAGATTCGTGAACGCATTGTTATTTGTAGTCACGATCGTGTGGCCAGTACTTGTCTGGACTGTAAAAAGTTGCAAGATGAGGAAGATTATGCTGCAGAACCTGGTTTCACTCCTGAAGCCTTCAGTAAAGCTTGTGACGCCGCCCTTGGCTATGAACCTCATGTAGGTGTTGAGGACGTTGGCATCTTTGTCTGGAGAGTGATGTATAATCGCATTGTTGTGTGGTTTGCTCCACGCTTTATTCCTTTTGCTCGATATGTCTATGAGATGTCGACTGAAGATTTACAGCGAAGGATAGCATTCCTCCATTATATGAGTTTGTATTCGTTCTTTGATTGGCTACCAGATTGTGTGGTCAATTCCGAGCTTTTTGAGAAATTCTATCGTGTCTACAATGCACGTACAATTATGATGCATTACTGGCAACTGCTGATGTGCTGGTTTGTATCATTTTTGTTGTTCTTTGTTGACTCCCGTGTTGGATGGACCTTTAATGTTTTGTTGATTTGGCCTTACCTGGTCTTGTGTGCAACCGCTGTTCAAACTCGCTTGATGATTGAGTTTCGCGATCGCCGAGGTGCTTTGCCCACGGCTTTCACACAGACCCGAGATGGTTTCTTGAAGTATGCCCTCGCTGGATGTTTTATGCTGACTGGCATGGCACTTTGCTACAAGATGTACAACTCAGGCCGAACGATCATGGAACCCCAGGGTAATATTATGCCCAAGACCATGAAAGACA